TTTAAAAGGGAAGAACTGCTTTACGATGCGGAGAATTATTCTTTTGTAGAGGGCGACATTATGCAAGCGGAAGATGAACACGCCAGACATCAAGTATTCGACATCGGTCAGGACGGTAATGTGGACAGAGTTACGAGAATACTTAACCTCGTACATTCTGAATGCGTGGAAATGTTGTTTCCTTATACGAAAGAAGAAATTTCCGATAAGCAGGAACCCCTTGATAATGTTATGACCGTGCCGGAAGAATACCTCATAACCCTTGTTTTGCCTGTGGAATTTTCATTGTCTACCGTGAAGTTGCTGAAACATCTGATACACGAATATATGGTCTGCAAGGTCCTTGCCGACTGGATGAGCATAACAAATCCAGGCAGCCAAGCCAACTGGGAAGATAAAGCCCGAAATATCCGAATCAAGATACAGACTTCCCTTGTTTCACGAAAAGGCAAGATAAGACGAAAACTAAAACCGTTTTAAGAATAGACAAGAGCCGGGGTGCATCACGCATACCGGCTCTTTCTCCTTATAAACAATCTGATAACCTTAAAAATAACTGACCTATATGTTTCATTTATCGTAGTCTGTTGAGCATACGGGGATTGAACTGGACACTAAATCCTAACAGGCTTTCGGATTTGTCAAGTGTACAAATGAGTGCAATTCTAAATGCTTTGTACGGTGTTCCTCTGAAACCACGCATATATTTGTCTGTACTGCTCCATACAGTATGCCAATTAAACAAATCATTCGAACCGTACAGTACTTGTACTACATGTCCCGACTTAAAATATCCACGTTGAATGATGGTATCTATCGTCTTGAACACATCTGGCTCATCCATTTTGAAAGGGCGGGTAACCACTAATGCCGTTATGTTTTCAGCAGATGATGTAGAAAAATCCACAAGTCTGTTTCCGTCAGCCATTGCTAATGCTTCCGGATACGAATTGACATTGTTCACTATGTCTGACAGCATCATTCCCCAAAGCTTTGACTTCAACGAAAACACATAAGCATAGCGTACAGCCGGGTTATACACAATGATATGCTGATTGGTATAATCATATATCATCCGGCAAGCGGCAAGAAAATCAAAAAACGGAATCATAGCAATATCGTCAAGAGCCGTTCGTTCATTTTCGCTTGCTTTTCCATTATAAACTGATAGAAGTTTATCCGATCTTGGCAAATCAGAAATAGAAAACAAATCTTCCGCATTTAAACTTTCTGATATGCACTGCACAGTAGAACCACTTATCAGCATAATACCTCTATTGGTGGCAAACAGCACTGCATTATCAATTTGTGTGATACTGTTCGTATTTATACAAACCTCCCGTGTTACAGGTTGCCGTGCTGAGTATGATCCCGTATTTGATACTTCTAAGGCCCATACACCTTCTGATGTAAAAGCATAAAGTGGAAACTGACCGAACTGTCCCTCTGATAAAGCTTTTACAGCTGAAGATATACCAAGAATAGTGCCAGTACCTATTGTATTGATACCGAGAACCGGAAAGTGAAATGGATTATTGATTTCCGATGTGTATATTTTGTTCGGTAAATCAATTATTCGCTGTTCACGGGGACTTGCTGTAGGATAATCACTAAGTCCTGTCGGAGGATTTTCCCAACCGGCAAAATAAAAAGCTCCGTTAAGGAATTTGTGCTGTTCAAGTGGCACTTCATAATATTGTGGTAATCCATAATGCGTCACAATAACTGCTTTGTATGCGTTTATATTAGGGTAGAACAAAAACAGCAATGGCGGATCCAATATTGACGCTTGATAAGATTCTCCATTGACCACTATGTCCCGACCATCCTGCTTGATATAGAAGTATACAGAAACAGGCATTGTTCCATCAAAATAAGTAGGGGACATTCCATCAAAATTAGCAACATATCCGTTGGTATATGTAATCATCGCTCCTGTGTTATACAAGTTATATAATTCTTTTTGAATGTTTGCGATGTTAAGTCTTGAATTATAAACAAACGAATAATGTGGAAGCAATTTATCATGACTGTCATAATCATCTGTCATAACTTCTCGTGTTACCAATGACTGTAGATAATCTTCTTCGATTACCAGTTTTGTACGTGTAGTGGAAAGTTGTTCAATACGGAGACTTTCAAGCAGGTAGAATTGCGATGTTGAACGAATATCCTCTTTTACATCATCAATACTTCTACGAGGAATCATCAAACGTCCACTTGGATAAGTCAGTCCGTTGGGGTCAAATGTAAAGGCATATAGTTTATTGAATGTATGATGTTGATAACGAATTGGAAATTTGGAGGTAGAAGCTGCTTGATTTATATGTTTGCATACACAATAAGAATTATAGTTTTCCGATTGTGCAAATCTTGTACATTTTCCGTTTTGGTCATAAGTATAAATAGGTTTTGAAACAAACACATCAACAGATCGAACTATATCTTTCCAATTTTTAAGCATATCAAGGCGAGACTGAAGAACAACGGCACAATCAAGGTCGTGTATCATTCCACATATTCGAAGTTGCGCATCTGTATACTTTCCCTTTCCCGTCAGGTGTGTCCAAAAAACTTGCGGTGCAAGGTCTGATGAAGCAATCATCAGAATCGGAGCCGAGTGCATTGTCAATGTTCCATCGTATAGCCGATAGGCGTATCTTACAAAGAAAGGAAAAATGAATTTGCCCTTATTTGTAGACCTTTCAGCAATAAATTTATTGATATGGGCAAGTACTTGGTCTGTAATTCGCGTTTTATTGTTATCAGAGAATTCATTCCAAATGCTGCCTTCACTAATAGCATCAAATGATATTGAAAATTCATCTGTCCGAACCATTTCACCCTGCAACCCAAATGAAAGTGGGCATTCAGGTATTTTTGTACCAAGATATAAATATCCGTCATTATTTCCTTTCCATAGAAAATAATGCATACCGTCAGTTGACAAGATGAGAAGCGTATTGCCAATAGCTGTTACCTGATATACCTCGTTAAATGAACGAAGAAAAACAGGCTGATGTGCGTCAGAACCATTCCACCAACTGATAGAATTGTTGTTAAAGATGATATAGTGCTTGAAGTTAGCCGATTTATGAATATACATAACCGAATCACCACCTTTGAATTGTAATACTTCGGATGGCGGCAATATGGGTTTAAGTGCACCGTTTTCGGGAATAACACCTATCGATGTTGCCAAGTCCCCATCGGCGCACTCATAGTCCGATGGGTTGGCAGAATACCCGTTGTATTTTATTTCTTTAATCATATCTTTCTTACAAAAGGAGTTTGGTAATGATTGGTAGCAATGTGCCATGATATTGGCTTTCCTTAGGCTCTCCAACGCATAATCTCGCCTTGTCTGTTACACCCGACACATCAAGTATGGCGGAGCACAGCCTTTTAGATGAGGCTCTGAAATGTTTCCCTTGCCTATTGGATGGAAACACACATGCTTCATGCCGACCGCCGGTTGGTGAGCGGTATCTGACATAAAGATATAATTCTCCGTTCTCACTCATAATATCCAGGACATCACCTCGCGAGAGATGAAGTTGCTTGGCTATATGAGATGTAATGTCTATTCTTCCCGAAGAATAGAATACTATATCAGCCTTTCTTGTATTTCCTAATATACTTTCCATTGGGCTTTTCAATTTGATAATAGATGAGACCTTTGCTTGTATGATGTATAGACACAGACAGTTTGACTATACTATCACCGGGTAACCCATGCTCATAAAGCATAAGACCGACCGACGGGCACAGACTTTCAAAGCCTATGCACTTATACTTGTCATTATATTGAATATCGCATAGTTGAGTCGGTTGTCCGATATTTGGATTGACGGTGAAGCCGAAAGAATCTTGTCCGGCAATTCTGAAAACAAACACTTGGGCTGCATCGCCCTTTTTCGCCTTACCTTTGATATGGAGAAACAAGCGTTTGGATAGCGTGATTGAATTGTCGTTACCATCGGCAATCACATAGTAGTTACGTGACTGCCACCATGTTTTTAGTTTTTTGATAATCATAATACGAAAATAGAATGATTCACAGATTATTATGGTTTAACTTTTTACAGACGAATCGAAATATATCCGGCGTGAACGGAAAGAAACTGTTTCGACAAACCGGAATGACAGAGTTGTTTCGATTTCCAGTCGATGCCGGTTGGCGGCTTCTTTTGTTGCAAAAATGTAAGAACAGATTTCTTGCTTTGTTGTTCCTTTTGTTGCTACAATGTTGGC